TTGTTGGACTTGAGGGATTCAAACCCCCAATCTTCTGAGCCAGAATCAGACGTGTTAATCATTCCACCAAAGTCCAAGATAAAAGTTGAAATTCTCATGAGTATAGTCTATCATGTCATTCACTCAAGCTTTACTGAGCCGAATCGTAGTGCTATAATTCCAACTTTATATTATAAGGGAACATTTTTAACTGTACTCTTAAAACCCAAATTTAATTACTTGTTAATTTAATAATACTTGCTGTGTGTTCCCACTATGTAGTCGATGGGGGACTCGAACCCTTATCCATTGATGGGTTGAAAACCCATAGTGCTGACCTTTACACTAATCGACCATAATTGTCCAAACGGAGTGGTTTGTACCCACACTGCCAATAAGGTAACTATTATTCTATTAATAATAGGGCTTATTCGGTCTAACATTTAACCTCTATCCCCTTGGACAATGCAAAGATATGAAAAAAATTCCGAATATCCAAATTTTTGGCAAACTTTTAACATATTTAAACAGTTTTAGGTGGATAATCACGTAGACTACCCACCTATACATTATATATAACACGTTAAATCCTAGTTATTATAATAATAAAATGATATGAGTCTACACTTAACCTACGTACACGCCTTCTAGTCTTGGATATTCATACCCAAGCTCTCTAGGCTGTTCTATATGTAGATTAAATGTAATCATATTATTATTAAAATTTGTCGTTTATTATAAATATAAAATATCTCTAAAAAAATTCAATAGAAAATAAAAAAAATTATTCTCTTTCGTATTTAGATGCTTCATACTCTTCCCAAGATGCCCTAATTTCTGGAGTGACTTCTTGGTAGATATTAGTTCCCTTTGCTATACCATATACACGATTAGTCCAACCAAAAATAGTTGACATTGTGCTACCAATTTTGAACCAAAGCTCACCATTGTAGCTAGCATCGGATATTTCCCAAACTTGATGTACCATTGGGTACTCATGTCCATATTCGTCTTCCAATATACAGAAAACTGCATCACCCCTTTTAACATCAATAGGTACACAAGGCTTAATCTTGCAATACTCCATGTGGTTGATTAACGGTTGCATTGACGTACCAGCCTCCCAATGATATACAGTTTCATTATTTTCTAGGGCATTCTTAATCTCCCATGAGTCTTGAACAACCCTTATGCCATCGATTTCTCGTGGCTCGTTTACAATTCTCTTCATTTATTATTCTATTAGTTTTAATAATCTTCCAAACTGTGAATCAGAATTTCTTCTCACTCTATTGTTTATTACTGAAAAAATATCAGCACCTCCAAGTTTAGCCATTGTGCTTAAATCCTCATTAAGTATTGTCAATGAGTTAGTGAGGTTATCGAAATATGTATCAAGACTATTGACAATCATATCAATTGACCCAATACTTCCATTGAATTCGATGTTTGGTAAACTAGGGAATGTAGGTAGCTTCATTCGATAGCCCCTCATTCTATTAACTGCATTTTCAGCACGTCTACGCTGTTCCTTGATTCTCTTTTCCTCTTCAAGAATCTTACGTTTACGTTCCTCTTCTGCCTTTTTAATTCTCTCTGCCTCTATTCTAGCTCTTTCAGCCTTCAATGCCTTATATTCCTCAACGGTGTAAGCACCCAATTCATCCCAACTAATTTCAAAGAAATCATTAGGTGAAAGTCCATCTAAATACTTTGGCTCTACACCGAAACATCTATCGATGGATGTATAGCATTCTTTTTGTGCATTTCCGTATTCTCTCTTCAGTTTAATCATAACAAAAATTGTGTCATCAGAAGAAATAAAGTTTGCATGATTAAACAAAAGATTTTTAGGATAAACCAATTGTATATCAAGATTAGTCTTGTCATTGATTACATAACCGTTACCGTAAACAATAGGCTCTTTGGTTGTAACCCTAAGTGTGTTCATGAAATGTTTCTCAGTGATAAGATGCCCACTAGGAGTAAGAATATACCCATCTAAGTAATCCTTGAATCCATTAAGTTTTAACAATACGAATCTAACTGTATTATCAACATCACTAACTGGAGTTGTTGCCAAGTTATTCTTGTCAAATGGTATTTTATCCTTAACTCTAATCCAATTAAGTGTTTTTGGAAACAACTGTAAACCCTTCTCATATTCTATACCATGATATTCGCAATCATTCTTAGAAAGCGTAAAAATAATTCCTTGCTCTCCAGAAATCTGCTTCACAATTACAGAATTGATATTAGTTCCATAGAAATCGTCAACTACTTTAATGAGTTTATATACTTTTGTTTCCATTTCGAAACCATCACATGCAACACCTTGAAGTGCATAATTCTCCCCTTCAATGAATTTAGGTGTATAAGGCTCAGAAGTCTCAACTATATCAAATTCATTAAAGTCAACTGCCTCAAATAACTCTTTAGGCTGGGTAAAAAGCTTTTCTACCTTTTCTTCAACCTTTTCTATTACCATTTTATTTCTTGTGGTATTTGAGTACCTTTTCATTGGAGTGATGTCTTCGTATGAAACTAACATTTCTGGATTAACTATTTTGATTGTTCCGTTCCTAAATAAAACGGTAATATTATTATTTTCACCATAAAATGCATTTAAAACATCCCAATCCATTGGAATTTCGACTAGGATGTTTTTCTTTCGGTGTGGTGGCGGTATATTACATGGTTTTATTATAGCCATTATTGTTCAAGTGCCTTAATATCACTGTCTTTACCTCTAAGTTCTTTAGCAATTATATGCTGTGTAGAAGTAGCCACACCAATAGCGGTCTGTGACATCTGCTTCTCGAGCTTGAACAACTCTTGTTCAGCAGCAGCACGTTTCTGAGCGCCCTCAAGCTGTGCTTTCTGTACTCCCTCTACAGTAGCAAGGAGGTCAGATGTGGTTTTACGTAAAGTTTCAATATCAATAACTGTACGCTGATTCTGCTTTGCAACCTCAATAGCTTGGGTCTTCATCATTTCAGCATTCTTCTTGAAAATCTCGTTGGTTGTATCTGCAACCTTACTACTAATCTCAAGAGTCTGCTTCTGGTCATACAGAGCAACAGCCAATGAAAGCTGATTCTTCCACAAAGGAATAGTCATAGCAATCTGCTGTTCTGTATTGTTAGCATTCATGATGTTTGTGCGCTGAATAATACGAATCTGTGTGAGAGACTGTTTGAATGCATAGCGAAGCATAGTAAGGTCAGTAAGACGCTTATCAAGAGAGTTCTTGTACTCTTCTACATCACTAATCTGATAATCGTCATACTCTTCCGAGTTGGCTTTCATGTTCTCAATAAGCTCATCAAGTTCTTGGGACTTAATCTTACCTGCAATGATGAGTTCGCCAAGCTGCTCAACATAGTCTACATTATTCTCAAACTGCTTCTGCAAGTTGTTATTGTCACGAATAGAAATCTGACGTGCAGTTTCAAGCTTCTGCACAATACCATCAATATTCTTTTCAATGGTATCATACTTAGCCTTAATCTGTTCGACAGATACGACAAGTTTACGAAGTAGTGGAATCTTTCTCAAGAAACGCTTCACTGCACTAGGCGCTTCGAGGTCATCAATATTCACCTCATGGAGTTCACCCAACAGATTAGAAATCAACTGAGCCGACTCGATACTATTATTAGAATCAAACGACTGCTTCAAGAAATCACTAGAATAGGTGTCCATAGCCCTCTGAAGGTCAGAGCCATAACTAGCAATGCTTGTCAAGTCATTTTCATCAAGAACCTTGGCAATCTCATTGTAGTATGCCCTTTTCTTAGCTGGAATTAAACTAATGTCAATATCGCCACTATCAGACAATCTTGTTTTTGGTGCTGCCATGATTTCAGTCTCACCGTTAAGTTCAGCCTCCACTTCTTCTGTGATAGCTTTTACTGCCTCTTTCTTATCAGCAGCACTACGTTTAACAGTTGCCTTACGATTTGGCTTAACCTCTTTTACTTCAACATCGACTAATGTCTCTTCATTTACTTTTTTTCCCATATTCTATTATATGTTTAGTTATAATTTAAATCTTCTGTGCAAAGATATATATTTTTTCTCTAATTACAAAATTTTCTATATTAAAGAATGTTAATCTAAATGTGTTAGATGCCAAGCATGGCATTCCTTACAATAATAGATTCTTTTCTCTACCCTTTTCATATCATGCTTGCGGTTACGTTTGTACCTACAACTAATTAATGCCCACATAGCACCTATCTTATCGTATTTTCTTTTACTACAACTCATATAAAAAAAAAAATACCACCCAATTTTGAGTGGCAATTTAAAGATTAAAATGGTAGGTCATCATCACCACCACCGTTGTCAACTACCTCTTGGGTTGCAGCTGGTGCTGCGGCAACTGTTGCAGCATGTTGCTTCTTAAATGTTCCAGTTTCAGCTACTGCCTCATTTGACTGAGTAGTTCCACTGCCACTGTTAGAGAAGTCAACCCTATCTGCGAATACGTCAACAGAAATTGCCTTGTCACCTTCTTTTGTTGAGTACAAAGAGAACTTTGGAGTACCCCTTACAATAACCGAACTACCTTTCTTCATGTGTTCTGCCATCTTTAGAGCACGGTCTCCTGACCACAAAACATTTACCCAAGTTGTAACATTCTCGCCACCGATGTAATCGTTGCTAGCGATACGCATTGAAACAAATTTGTTTCCGTTTTTGGCATCCTTGATTATTGCATCTGCACCAAGTCTACCACTAATATCAGCATATATCATAATCTGAACTGTTAAAAAAATTAATTAATTATTCAAATATAAAATAAGTTTTTTGTTATCTTGACTGAATGACCACCCTTGGCTTTTCAGTGTTTCTAATTCTTCTTTCGGAAATTTCGATTTAAGTAATTCGTCAACTTTAATTTCATAGTAATAGTCAAATGTATGCTTATCCATTAGTAATTCGACATCTACGAATTTCATTATGTTTGCTAAAGCTGATGCGCTTACAGAAGAAGTAGATAATGTATTATTACCCAATGCACTTTTTAATTCCTCTAAACTCATATTAAAATCGTTTAACAGTGCAAAGATATGTAAAAATTTCCTAAATCCCAAATATTTATAGAAAAAAAATTATGAAACCAAGCAAAATTCAAATTTTAACAGCCAAAACAATCTCAGATTTTTAACATTATTTAACGATGCCCATATTTAGGTTCTTTCTCAGTAATTAAATCCTTACTAACTTCTGTGCGGCTAAGAATAATAGGTCTTAAATCAACCTTTACTATTTGAGCACCAAGAATAGGATACTCAGATGTTAAACTCCACCCAGTATCAAAAATACGTGCCACGTAGTAACTAGCATCTGATAGCTTATCGTATAATTTGGCTTTATGAAATTCTGGCGTTAGATATGCATTAGAAGCATTGGATGCAGAGTATAGTGGAGATTTACCATCCCATCCTTTTATCTGTTTCCATTTAAAACTTCCAATTTTATACTGCCAAGTTTCATTTTCCCATTTTTCTGTGGTTAACCGTTTCTTGTCTACGAAAACTTGAACTGCATATTTTATCATGACTCTCCTAATCTAATAAGTAAGATGTTGGCTGGCTCAAGCATATGAATACCGTCATGTTCTTCATCGCACCTACTATGCCTCTTTTTGCCAACCTCTTCACCATCGAATATTTTTATTTTCTTCTCAGAATCGCCACACACAACTCCACACGAAATATCAGTATGACCACCCCAATCTTTTCTGACATACGCAACAACATCACCATAATGAAGCTCATGCTTCTTATTGTCAGTGTGTCTAATTGGAGTACCTATGGGTATTTCTAGTTTTTCAGCCTTTTTCTTCTCTGCTTTTTTCTTAGCATTAAGATATTCTCTCAACACCTTATCAGCCACAGCTTTATCCATGTGGATAGAATATTTCTTTCCATCTATACCTCCACTAACATAAAACGATTTGTCGCTGAATTTAGATGCATTTTCTTCATACTCAGAATTACAGCAATCGAAATTATAATGGTCCGTTAATATATTGAAATGATTGTTATCATTATACCAACGGTTATTGTAAGAAACTCGTTCTACAGTTTCTTCATGCACAACATCGTATTCTTTGTCTACGACATAGATTTTATCACCGTTTTTAAGAGCAGCAAAATACTTGCCATCATTAAGTTTTGCCAATCTTTTAACAGCATCTTCCATATTAGTACAAAGCAGTCCACATACTGATTTATTGTACATACATGAGGCTTTTTTCATGTGTGGTGGTATATTTCTACCATAGAATGTGTCGTAATCAGGCTTAAAATCACGATTGTTCTTAATATCGCAATAATAGAATACCATTACGCCATGATAATCTTTGTAGATGTATTTTACATTACAACGATTGATGGCCTTATTGGCAAGGTCTATCTCAAATATGACATCACCACAATTAGCAATATCATATTTGTCTTGTTCACCTCTACCAGCACGTCTGCACTCACATTCGCCATGCTCTGTACCATCCTCTCTACGTCTTAGACGAACACCATTTAAATCACCAAATTTCTTACTTGCCATATATTAGTGCTACTGTCTTTTAGGTACGTAAACTCTTGTTACACCAACCTCTTTGGGTTCAAACTCAATAGCTACAACCTCTGCATTGATAATTGATGGGAAACAACATGCGTAGCAATCATCAGTACAATTATAGGCATAATGATAAGCATCATCTTCCTTGTTATACTGCATTGCCATTTCAAGCTTCGGTGTTAAACGAAGAGAATAACATTTTCCTGCGCCATACAACGGAGATTCACCATCCCAATCCTTGATTGGCTTATGCGTCTTAAGCCAATCAGGGTATTTCTCCTTATCGAGATTAATTCTTACAACGTATTTAAGCATAACACTTAATTTTATTTAATAATTCTTCTATACTTACGCTAACTTCATATGGAAAATCTATTTTTTCCTCGCTATAATATAACAACTTAACCCCATTATTTTCGCATATTTTCCTCTTTTTTTCATCTAATTTAGTACAGTATTGTAATTTTTCTAACCCGCCAAAATAGTCAACTGAATAGAAATGTTGACCACCTTGACATTCAATAGCTATTTTATATTTAGGTAAATAAAAATCTAATGTGAGATTGTCTAGCCAAGGTAAAGTTTTTCTTCTAACATTATAACAATATTCTATGTTGTTATCAACTAAAGTTTTTTCCACATTATGCTCTGCATGGCTCATTTTACATCTAGGGCATCCTTTACCATTTAAATGATTTGCTGGGGTACAAGTAAAATCTCCGTGTTTAGGACAAGTAATTATCACATCAGAGTGCATTTTTTCATATACAACTTTTGAATAGTCGTACTTGTTACCGTGCTTTTCTATAAAACGCTTTATAACATTTTCTTGGCCTAAACGTTTTTTGTTTGCCCTATTTTCTTTCCCACATTCCATACAACCTTTACCGCATAAATGGTTATGCGGAGTTTGTAAAAAATCTCCGTGTATTGGGCATGTGATTATTATTCTACCCTTTTCATCACGAGAATTTAAATCAGTTTTATCATAAATGTACTTAATGCCGTGAATTTTTTTAGCTTTAGTAATAAAATCTTCTGTTTTTAAGTGGCGTTTATTAGCAGCGGTTCTTTTTCCACATTCTTTGCACCCTTCACCACCTAAATGCTTATTTGGCGTTTGCCAGAATTCACCATGAATTGGACAAATAATACAGACATCTTGTTTTGAACGTTTATATTCTACTTTTGAATAGTCATACTTATCACCATGAACCTTTTTAGCCTTTTCTACAAATTCTTTTGTATTGCTAAATAAATTTTTACACTTTTTCTCTTCCCAACATTTTTTGCACCCACTGCCGTGTGTATGTGAATGAGGTCTTTGTAAAAATTCTCCGTGTTTAGGACAAATTATTATCACCCTGCCCTTTTCATCACGGTGTTCTAAATCTACTTTAGAATAATCATATTTATCCCCATGAATTTTTTTAGCTTTTTCTATAAAAATATCAATCTTTTTTACCATACATTATAACAGTTTACATATATAAATATTAAATACATAGTAAAAAAGACTGATAAATTATCTTTAATGTAGTAAAATATTTCCATCATTAAGATTTATACAAACCTCAAGATTTCTTCGTTTAAATTCACTGTTCCAAGAACGCATAACAACTTTCCTAACTGAATCCACACCATATAAATCACCAAGATTAGGCTCGAACTCTTTACCGCTCTTTTTACAAGCTTCCATTCTACGTTGCTTAACATCTTCATTTTCAACATCAAAAATAGTATTTTTAATAGAATCAGTTAGGCCATCAGCACCATAAAATGACTTAATTTTATTTGATAGACCATCCCATTTACTAAGAACATGGTCAATATCGCCATAAGTATGTCCTGGCATTATCTGTTCCATATCTGAGTTTGAGACACCGTTACCATCTGTTGGGATTAATGAAATAGCAGCATCAAGAGCCTTGGAATCTTTGTAGACATTTTCCTTCATCCACTTGGCAAGTCCATAAACCTCTGTTTTCCAAAGTTCTCCGATTGGAGCAATATCACCAATATCACCGTGTAATGTCCAGAATCCCGTAAGCCATTCAGTTTTGTTTGACGTACCTATAACAATGCCACCCATCTTTGATGCGATGTCATATAGTGTAATCATACGCAAACGTGCTTTGATATTACCTTGAGAGATTGGTGTACTGTCAGAGCCACTAGAAGCCGTACAGAACTTCTCCACAGCCTCAAACGTGGACTGTAAGTTAACCTCCTTAAAGGAATCACAGAACTCGTTTCCTGTCAATGTTGCAGAACTCACCTCGTCAGTACCATTTGTGGAACAAGGTAGACTAACACCAATAAGAGGAAGGTCAACTTGCTTACACAATGCAGCGCATACAGTTGAGTCAATACCGCCACTGATACCAAGAACAAGTGCTTTGATATGATTCTTCTCACAATACGACTTGATGCCACCTACAAGATTCTTGTAAACCTCTGCATAGTCAAGAGGCGTAACACGCACATACTTTTCAATACCGTCTTTCATATTTTATTTGTTTATTATGTTTTCTACTGTATTAATTCTTTTTTTCTCTAGATTTTCATTCATTACTATGCTTTCACACTTTTTAATGAAATCATCTATTTCTTTGCCATAACCCAAACTATATTTGAGGTATTTTTCACTTCTACCGCCATCATTAATTGATGGTTCAAAATCCACAACAAATTTAGGGTTTAAATGTTTATCAACCACGATGCAAGCAAATAACCCACAATAATGTTTTTTTGTTGGAATATTTAACATAAACTTATCATATGGTTTTCGTACTGGGTATTCTACTGACTTTATAAAAGCTTCAATTCTATGATTAAGAGTAGTTACCCAATTAAGTACACTTTCATCACGCTTACAATATCTAATAAGTTGATTGTAATCGGATTCTACCATTTTTTTAATATAATTCTTCTCTTCCTCACGACAGCTATACATATTAAATAATATAGCAAATATTACTACACCTAAAAATGATAAAAAGAAATATAACATATTAATTCTTAATTATTGTATCAACTTTATTTTTAACTTCCTCAAACTTGGAGCACTCATAATCAGCGCCAACCAAATTCCATTCAAGTAAAGGTACACCTAGTTCATCATCATATGAAATAATGACAAATACTTTGTTCTCACCCTTTTTAAGAACATCTTTCATATCTTTGGCATAATCAGTTTCCTTGGATGAAAGTGGTTCTCCACCATCACCTTTAGTTCCAAGTGAATTAAAGTACTTCACGCATGATTTAATCTCATTACTTGTTTCTACAGAAAACTCAAATATTTCATTAGTTTCATGTATATACTTTTGGAATATTTTAGCCTTACTTTTCAGAATATGAAACTGAATATATATCTCGTGAGTTTCTTTGTCTTCTGGCTTTGTATATCTGACGATAATATCGTCAGTACATGCATAACGTTTACTAGCGATTTCCATTGCTGATGCAAACGCATATACCGACTCAAATTCTTTAATGTCAAATATTATTGGCTCTACTGTTATTTCCATACCATCTATCTTAGAGAGTACTTTATTGGCATTATCCAATGCAACAGCCTTTTCAGCATCCAACTGTTCTTTAGATTTACAATTTCTTTTAGCCCAATCAATGAGCCATTCATCTGTTAGATAATTCATATTGACTTTTATTTTTTGCAAAGATACGAAAAAAAATTGAGATAGCCAAACACTACCTCAATTTTTTAACACTATTTAATATTACCCTACTACTACAAGACAGTGGTCTTTTTTACCCTTTGTTAATAGCAGATATTTGCCATTGATAAGGTTTGACTCATCAACTGTATCTTTTTCCCCAACCTTAACCTTATTGACTGAGAATCCATTGCTCTTGATAAGCTTACGAGCCTCAGACTTTGAAGGTACTTTATCGTGCATTGTTGCTAAGTCAATAACAGTTACACCGCTAGCAATTTGTTCTTTAGACACCTCTACTGTAGGTACACCATTCATTGCAGCAAGAAATGTTCCCTCATCCAACCTTTCCATATCTGACATTGTGCCATTGCCAAAAAGTATGTTTGTTGCTTCAATGGCCTTATTATATTCTCCCTCGGAATGCACAAGACAAGTCATATATTTTGCCAATTCTTTTTGCAAATAACGAGCACTAGGATTCTCATGATGCTTTGAAATCATAACATTAATTTCATCCAATGGGATTAAAGTGAATTTCTTAATATAAGATTCGGCATCAGCATCACTTTGATTTAGCCAAAATTGGTAAAATTCAAATGGAGAAGTCTTATTGGAGTCTAACCATATGTTTTTTCCGTTGGATGACTTTCCGAATTTTGTACCATCTGCACGAGTAACTAGTGGCCATGTAAGAACACAAGTATCAGTTTTTCCAAGTGACTTACGAATAAACTCCAAACCTATTGTGCAATTCCCATATTGGTCTTGTCCACCTATTTCTGCCCTGCATCCATATTCTTTATAAAGATGTAAAAAATCATATCCTTGGGCAGTCATGTATAGGAATTCGCATAACGAAATGCCTTCTCCCTCACGATTGAGACGTTTCTTAACGCTTTCCTTTGCCATCATATAGTTGACAGTGGTTAGCTTTGCAACGTTCTTCATATAATCAGAAAGATTCATATTGCCCATCCACTCGTCATTATTCAACATGATAGCTTTATTAGTGGCATCACTGTTAAAATCAATAAGTTTGCTTACTTGTCTCTTAATGCATTCAGAATTGTACTCAACTTGTTCATCCGTAATCAATGGGCGAGACGTGTCACGAAAAGATGGGTCTCCAATTTTGCTTGTAAAACCGCCAACTAAAACAATTGGTCGATGACCATAACTTTGTAAAAGTTTTGCAGTGGTAAATGCCAACAAATGCCCAACATGAAGTGAGTCCCCAGTAGGGTCAGTCCCTACGTAAAATGTAGTAGGTTTACTGAAAACATTATACAAATCCCCACTCACGCTTGACATAAGACCTCTTTCTTTAAGTTCTTCAATTAATTTTTTTGAATCAATCATTTTATTTTTTTTTTTCTACATTAAAAATTCTCTATATAAACCATTAATCTTTTCTTTCTCATAATGGTTTGAGAAATAGCATCCATCTGTTCACGTGTAATTCCATATTTTTTTGAGGAACTACTAGTTGTTTTCTGTCTATTCCTCTTTCTTTTAGACCTACTTTTTCTGAAAAAAAAGAACATAGTTTAATCATTTAATTTGTTTATGCAAAGATATATAAAAAAACTTGCATAACAAAATGTATTAACATAGTTTAACAAAAATGAGCACCAATTCATATTGATGCTCATTATAGATGAATACGTCAGCCATTATAGCTTAACGTATGTAAGAATCTCTTGGTTAAGAGCCTTTGCAACAAGCTCCTCTGCTGTCATCTGACGAACTTGTCCAATTCGCTCATCGAACACACGGCTTTCCCCAAGCAAGGTAGAAATAATCGAACCATCGAATCCTGAAAGGAATGTACAACCGCTTGTGAAAGCGTCTCCCTCAAAATGGTTTACTCCGTGTCTAGCAACGCAGTCCCACCAAATGAACTTCATATTATCCACAAAGTCACTTGGGAATACCTCTTTCAAAGCATTCTTGGAATACTCGTAGTTTGTCTCAGTTTGGTGAATTCTTCCACCACTCCAGCTACGATTCAGACAATCGAACTCCATGTCGCTAACTACAAGGACCGTTGTCGGGTACTCTTCCAATGGTATTTCTGGGTGCTGCTTCCTAATCTTGATGATTTCATCGACAGCTGATTGAAAGTTTGTTCCGCCACATCCAACTCTAGGGAGATTGAGAACTCTATCACAGAATGACTCTCCCACCATATCATATGGTGTTGAGACATTATCGAACATAATGAGCTTGTTATGAAATGCACCAGTATTAAGGTCTGAGAAGAACAACGCAAGTGATGTTGCAATGTCTGAGCAATAGACATCTTTCAGTCCTTTAACTGGCTGGTTCATTGACCCACTAGTATCAAGACAGCACCACACATTCTCAGTAATCTTGCCATCAGCACGAGCCTTATCAACAAGACCCTTGAACTGTGCGTCAAGTGTGTGCTTAACCTCAATTGGAAGATTAGTTTTTTTACCGTATCCATACCTACCACCTCCAACTATTTCACGGAGTTTACGTGCAAGCTCGAAGACGTAACCTGTGAACTTAGCAACTGGCTGCTGCAAAATCCACTGAGTGTAATTGTCCTTCAGATTGTGGTTTGAAAGGAACTTACTTGTTACAAGTAGGTTAAGAGCACGACCTGGAATATGATTCCAATTCAGTGCATCATAGTTGCGAGAACAAATGAGCTTTTGGAAAGTATGTGCCGTTCCACTGCTCTTTGTCTTATTGTACTCCTTATAGCTCAGACCCATATGCTTTGCAAAGCCCTTTGCAAGGTCATTGGTAATCTGATTCCACTCTGTTGTACATTTGCTACGGCTCTCAATACGAGGCATAAACTTCTTAACCAAGTCAACATGGGTGTCGCAAAGAAGACCTTGTGCGATAATCTCAAACATTGCCTTTTGGTCAATGACATTCAGATTTTCCTTGATGTCATAGAACATAAGAGTCCACATATCCTTCCAAGAGCCAACAAGAGGCAATATCCAGATATTATTATAGAAGGTATCAGAATGCTCTTTAGCAATCCAAAGCAAACGTTTGAATGCCTCGTCACGAGCACCTTGTCCATTCTGAACCTTATCGGTCTCGTTATTAGCATTTACCTTCACCTTACGTGTTACCATACGTAGGTAGAATGGGAAGCGCAAAGCAGCCTCTGCGTTTTCTGCCCAAATCTGAGATTGTTCAGCGAACACCTCATTTATGTCACGACCCCTAAAGTTTCCAGCCTTGCCAAATTGGTCAACAAGTGCTGAATTTGTGGTGACATAGGTTTTTGCACCATTTTCAGTTTCTGTGAAAGCTGCCTTATCAAAGGCAATGTCTGCGAATCTGTTCATCTTTTTTTCTTGTTTTTGTTTATGCTGCAAAGATATGAAAAAAAATTGGAATATCCAAATATTTTAACGTTTTTTTACAATAAAATGATATTTATTGGTAACTATATATGGTAGATAACGTTATAAAACTTAATTCATATGAAGAAAATTGATAATATTATTCAAGAAACTATAGATAATTTTGTTAATGAATCTGTCATTTCTGAAGGTACGCTTGATGATATTAAAAGCTTGCTAAAAGCATTTAAAGGAAAATCCAACCTATCACAAGATGATTTAAGAAAAGAGAGAAAACTCAAAAAGAAAGCCGAAAAAGCTAAAAGGGGTACTAAAAAATTACGTAGAACCAAAGGTGGCGGTAAAGTCTATTATGACTATAACGACTATGAAAGAAAGCATAGGAAATTGGCTAAAGGTGACACTGATTCAATCACTGACACCGTAGACCAAGAGAATACTGACATTGCTGCTGTAGCAAGAAATATATTCCCAGACCACACAGAAGAAGGTGCTCAATCACAGCTTCGTAAGATTTTGAATCATGAGCGTCCAATGACTAAAGACGTTGCTTCAAAAATCGAGAGAATGATTTCAAGAGGTAGAATTGCAGTAAAATAAAGGGTAGCATTAGCCACCCTTTTTGTGTTTATAACTCTGAAAGTCTATTCTTATACTCTTCCCTAAGAGTCTTCATTGCCTCTAACTCTAACTGTCTAACACGTTCTGAGGTAAGACCTAGAATCTCAGCAATTTCATTCAACTCATATTCACGATGAAGACCATTGTCCTCGTAAAGGCCAAAGCGCATCTTAATAACTTGCTGTTCCCTTGGAGAAAGAACGGTCAACAGAGAGGAAATAAGTTTTGTGTTGAACTCATTTGTCTCAGTTTTCTCATATTCGTTATATGATGCACTTGCACGGTTATAATTAACTATGTCGCTACCGCTATATTTATCGTCATCATCACTTGTATCAATATCTATACTTGCGTAATTAATATCAAGCAAATCGTTTTTGTCCTTGATGTCTTTACCATACACATCATTCAATATCTCAAGAAGTTCGTCAGTTGTTGGCTCACGCTCATTTTCTTGTATGAATTTGTTTCTAGCTTTTGACATCACATGAAATGTCTTGTAGAGATTACTCTTTTGTACCATTTCTGCATCGCCATATTTATAGGTGTTAATGGCACGGATGATGTACCACATTGCATAACTAGCAAACTTTACTCCCTTTGATACATCATACTTATCAATTGCTTCAATAAGACCAAAATTAATCTCGTCAATATAATCAGTAAGCGTATCTGTAGTTGAATAGTTTTTTGCTGCTGCAATAATCAATCTTTGATTACTAAGGATAATAAACTCCCTAATCTTGTCATAGTCACAGCATGCTTTGACATATGACTCTCTATCAAGCGATTTCTCAAGTCGCTTCATAATTTCTTTAGCCTCTTTAAGCTTTGTGAACCACTTAACTTCTTCTTCTTTATTGAATGGCTTATAATCCTTAATATCTTTGTAGAATCTCGTTGTATTTTCTGTACGGTCTACAAGACTTGTTTCTGCTTTAAGATTTATTACAAATCCCATTAATTGTTTATTTTTATTCGTTAAACACTAAATTATGACCTTTTCTTGAGGATAACAACGGTCTTATTACCTTCATCCCTTGGTGCTGACTCTGGTATCGCAACTTCATCCATCATAACAATGAACTCTAATATAGATTTCTTATTTTCTTCTCTTCTATCTAACTCTCTTCCTTTCATGGAAAGTGTGACCCTCACACGACTACCGTCTTCAATGAATCTCTTAGCATTATTGACTTTTGTCTCCAAATCATGCTTTGCAATATTCACACTTAACTGTATCTCTTTGAGTGGTTTAGCTTGCTGTTTGTTCTTTTTTGCGGCTTTTTTCAACTCATAGAGCATCTTTTCGTAGTTACATATTTTTATGATAGGAATTTCTAATTTTCCTTGTATCTCTACAAGGTCAAGCTCCATGTCTTCAGCAATTCTACGTGCCTCAGACATAGTTACAACCTTACTTTCGATTCCCTCTCCTACGATTCTGACGTTACCAACAATTCTAATTTCGTCATTTACACGAAACTTTGAAGAAAAATCGTTTTTCTTAGCTTTTGCCATTTGAATTCTGTTCTAATTCTTTTATTTTGTTTTCTATTTTTTTAATTTTATTTTTTCGTTCTTGAATTCGTCTTTCTTCTGTTTCAAGAAAAAACTTCTGAAACGTGAGTTCACGCTTTAGACCCTCTAGAGTAGGGGGTTCATTCATACGCCTTTTAGCCTCTTCCTCCACTTTTGCAGCACGTTCAAGGAATATACGTGCCGATTCCCCAGTTAGTGTCGGAATAGGTCTCTCACTATCGACTGCCAATGCTGTTGGCTCATCGTCATCGGATGCAAAGATACGATTTTTTTCCGACATAGCCAAATTTTTCTCCTTAATTTTCGTTAAAATTTCATTTCTTTGGTTCTGCATGAATTGTAAGCTCTCTGCAAATTCCATCATACTACTTTTGCTCATTTTTTTCTCTCCATACCATTTCATTGTCCTTGCAAACATACTCAGTATTTGGCTTAATACCTTCAAAAACTTTTTGGTGCAATAAAGTTTCTATCAAATACAGATTATCTGATACATAATGATATGTGTCAAGCATATATTTTTCCACATCATCTGGATATGCTGCTCCATCAGCATCCTCTTCTGTATTCTTTATTGCCTTATCCCTTAATCCTAGAATCATTGCCACATCATCCAAGATATGAGTTTGCATTGTTAGCATGACTTTCTTATTAATCTTAAGAAAATCGTTATCTTTGTCTTCCACATTCAAAAACCTTACAAGTTTTAGGTGGTCTTCTGTTAAGTTCAAATGTAATATCATATTATTTAATAAAGAATTTTGGAATTGTTATTTTCTTTCCACCGTTTTTAATCGAATCATACCATTGACCATTTGTATCCAAACCTAACAATTCATATCCAATGGTATTTTTAATGACCTTTTTAGTAACGTCTATGTCCATTTTTCTTGAATCGCTCTTCTGCTTCTTCCTTCCTCTTACGAACCATTTCATAATAAGCCTTCCTGTCCTCTTTTTTTACAGCTAGCTCTCTATCCCTCACCTCCTTCATTTCTTCGGCTCTAGACTTCTGGAAATAGTCAAAAACGGTACATTCCACATCTGTCAACGCCTTCTTAAATATGTGGAGTATTTTTTTCTTATCCCCATTGCCATCGAACCTACTAGAGCCAAGCAAAGGGCAAGCGATTTTCTTGCCCTTATATTTGATATTCACTAGCTTAAGAGCATTTTCCAATGCATCATATGAAAGATAGTCTTTTTCTAAATCTGGTCTAAAATTATAGCCTTTTGCAATAAAGCAGAGACAAAACGTAGGCTCATTTTCGGATTTACATTCAAGTATCGTACCCATCTTATCCATATCACCATATTTGGTCTCTAGATTCTTCTCATAAACATACGGATAGTTAAGCATAACTTTCAACTGTATGCCTTGAGACATAGTACAATAGATATTTGTTCCTATAAGAATAATGTCATACTCATTAAAATGCCAATATATGTCTTCGTCTTTAATCACATTAATCATTAACCAAATCCTTTAACAATTTTAACGTTTCTCCTATTCTCTAATATTGGACGTGGGTTACATCTAGTTTCAGTTGATGTGGTAGTACATGGTTCATCAATGCAATCATTTTGCATACAATCCCCATCTTCGTTATTTGTAAATCCAATTCTCTTAGCTTCGTCCTCAGTAACCTTAATTTTACCGTTACGCTTGATAAGTTCCTCAAGTCTATCGAAAATGGCAACCTCACTGATACCATCTACATAAATACCTTGAACTACCTCTTTCACAAAGTCAAAAGTATAACCCTCTGTTTTTGCAACATACCTCTCTATATCAGCCTTAACCTTTTCATCGTTTATATCGATGCCACTATCTGACAGTTTCATTTCGATGTATGTTTTTCTAATATCAGCATTAGGCTTCTTATACTCGATAACAAGATTAAATCTACTAGGTCTACAAGTAAACCTCTTTTCAAGAATCTCTGGATAATTTGTTGTTGCAATTGTTACAACATTATCAAACTGACCATTACCATCCAATGTTTGAAGAAGTAATGCAGTATAGTTTTCATGATTTGCCAAGCGCTCGAAGTCCTCGATAATTGTAACAACCTTCCTATTTGGTTCTACATTTCTGAAACGTTCCATAACCATTCTATATGAGGACAAATCATCTGTACTGTCGATACAGATTACTATGCCATCATATTCATCAATAAGTTTTTTTGAAATGATGTTGATTAGGGATGTCTTACCATTTCCTGGAAGTGAATATAGCAATATATTCCTTTTATATACATTACCAAACTTACGATACCTCTCTTCAGATTTCCAGAATGTCTGAATATCATCCAAAATAGTATTCTGTACGTCATTAGGTAGCACATAAAGGCTAGGCATAATAACCTCTTTACTTGCTAAATAAACTCTATTGTGATAACTGTCATATACTGGTTTATAAAAACCACTAGGAAGGGTGTCTCTAGTCTCACCTATCGGTTCGTAACAATTTCCTTCTTTTAGATAACGCTCGTAATGTCGCTCTTTCTTTTCCATATTTTAATTATTTGAAATTTTCATGCTCTTTAAGTTTTAAAAGAAGTTCTTTCTCTTCTTCCGTAACATTCTTAGGTATGTTAATCTTAACAATACCCAACATATCTCCTGATTTATTAGTACCGTATATCGGAATGCCATAACCCCTAAATCTTAGTTTATGTCCATCAGATGTACCACTAGGAATCCTAGCTGCTAACTGTTTGCCATCAACAGTATTAACATCAACATTGCATCCAAGAATAGCATCTACGACATTTAATTCTATTGGGAAATATAGGTTATTTCCATCTATATCGAAATTGTCGTTTGGTATTGCTTGTATGGAGATAATCAAATCTCCAGGAGTTCCCTTTCCGTGAGGTGGGAAATTACCCTTTCCACCAAATATCACGCTCATGCCATCAAGTAAACCTTTACCAAGTTTAATCTCTGTTTCATCAGTTACTTTCTGAACGATACCATGACCATGACAATGTGAACAAGGTTTTTCTATAATGTATCCTTGACCACCACAAGTAGGACAAGTCTGTGTCATTGCCATGAAGCTATTACCACCAAATACAGTACCACTACCTCCACAGCTTCTACAAACCTTTTTCTTACTTTCTGAGGTCATACCACTACCGCCACAATGGTCACAAGGCATAAACCTCTTATATTTAACTTTCTTGGTTACACCACTATACATTTCCTCTAAGGTAAGTTTCATGGGTATCCTGATACTTGTGCCTTTGGTATTCCTTTCTCTAGGCCTTCCAAAGTCAAAATCAAAACCCATTCCACCCATGTTGAAATGTCTGAGTATCTCTTCCATACCCATTCCACCAAAATCTGGTCCTCCGCTAGCATAAAAATCAAAGTTGGAATGTGGATTGTCATACTCTTCTTTTTTCTTTGGGTCTGACAACACTTCATAAGCTTCAGCAGCTTCCTTAAACTTAGCTTCTGCTTCCTTATCTCCTGGATTTCTATCTGGATGAAATTTCAATGATAAAGTTCTAAACTTTTTTTTGACTATTTTATTGAACTCTTCACCATGAAGTTTTTTTTCTTCATCTGTTATACCTAAGATGTCATAATAATTTTTCCTCATATTTTTGTTTTATTGCATTTAAAAGTTCTTCCTTGTTATTGTATACTTTATCAAAATAATCTTTAATTTCAAAATTAGAATAATAAAACAAATTTACATTTCCTTTACATAAATTATATTTTCTTTTATCCCTTTCTTTTATTGTTTTTTTTCTATTATCGTAAAAAGTACCGTCTTCAAAATGCTGTTTTCCTTGACATTCGATTGCAGCATTATATTTTGGCAAATAAAAATCCAAACTCAAATGGCTTTTTCCTTCACTTAAATATTGCGGTCTTACACCATCTTTGTATTCTATATTTTTATTTTTTAAAAAATCTCCAATTTCAATTTCCAATTTTGATTTTCTACATTTTGGGCATCCTTTACCTTGTATATGGTCATAAGCAATTTGTTGAAATTCCCCATGTTTAGGGCATATTATAGTTAATTTATTATAATATCCTGAATATTTTGTTTTTGAATAATCATATCTATCACCATGAACTTTTTTAGCTCTTTTTATCCATTCTTCAGTTGTTATTTTTCTATTTTTTTGAGATACATTTTCGTACCCACATTTTTTACATCCTTCTCCGTTTAAATGAACGCTTGGGGTTTGCCAGAACTCTCCATGAATGGGGCAGATTATACATACTTTTGTCTTATAATTCACATATCCCACTTTTGAATAATCATATTTATCCCCATGAACTTTTTTAGCTCTTTCTACAAACTCCTCAAATGTTAATGATGTTTTAGTTTTAGTTTTGTTAGTACCACATTTTTTACATCCACATTTTTGATTTATATGCAGCATTGGCTTTTGCCAAAATTCTCCATGCTCTGGACAAATAATACAAATTTTTTTGTGAGCATTTTCATATTTCACTTTAGAATAGTCATACTTATCACCATGTATACTTTTAGCTTCCTTAATAAAGTCCTCTGTTGTTTTTCTACATTTATTAGATGCGTTTTCTATCCCACATTTATTACAGCCAATACCTCGCAAATGACTTGCTGGAATTTGCCAAAATTCTCCATGCTCTGGACAAATAATACATACTTTAGTTGAAGAATTAATATATTCTACTTTTGAATAATCATATTTATTTCCATGAATTTCTTTTGCCTTTTCAATAAAAATTTTAGTGTTGTATACCATAATATAATCGTTTTACTATATAATAAATACATAGAATTACGAAAAAATCAAGGTATTTTACAACTATTTTTAAATACGGCTATTTAATTCTTATGCAAAGATATAAATTTTATTTCAAAATCGCAAATAAAAACGTAAAAATCTGAGAGACTTGTTGGGAAAGCCCCTCAGATTTACACTATTATTATTCAACCTTGCCAAGTCAATCTTTAACAAGCTTATCTTCACCGCTTGCAGTATAACCAAATGATTCACCAAAAGAACTAAAAATCTCAATAAAAATTAATCTTTTATTTCAGTGAATTCAGCATCTTGTACATCATTTGGCTGCTGTGTTGCCGACTCTGCAACATCTTCGTCAGTTGGCTGCTGTGTTGTAGTCTGCTGACTCTGATTATTGGCATATACACGCTGAGAAACTGCTTGCCAAGTCTCATTGATAGATGCCTCAAGCTCGTTAATCTTGTTAACGTCCTTTGCCTTAACAGCATCCTTCATCTGAGAAACCAACCCCTCAAGCTTTGTCTTTTCATCAGATGTGAGGTTATCTTTCTGTTCCTCAATCATCTTCTCCTGAGAGAATGCGATGTTATCCCCCTTATTCACAGCATCTGCTGTCTCACGTTCCTTCTTGTCGGCATCTGCATTTGCCTCTGCCTCCGCTTTCATGCGCTCAATCTCTTCCTTAGACAAGCTGCTGGAACCCTCAACACGGATAGACTGTGCCTTACCAGTACCCTTATCAGTAGCACTAACCTCAATTACACCGTTAGCGTTTATGCTAATCTTAACAGCAATCTGAGGGATACCACGCTTTGCAGGAAGTATACCAGTCAAGTTGAATCTACCAATTGACTTGTTCTGATTAGCCATTGGACGATTACCTTGCAAAAGGTTAATTGTCACCTCTGTCTGATTGTCAGCAGCCGTTGAGAATGTTTCCTCCTTGTCACAAGGAATTGTAGTGTTAGCCTCAATAAGAGTTGTCATAACACCACCCATTGTCTCAATACCAAGATTAAGAGGTGTAACATCAAGAAGAACGATGTCACCAACGCCATCTTCCTTATTGAGCACTGCACCTTGAATTGCAGCACCAAGAGATACTGCCTCATCAGGGTTAACTGCCTTAGATGGGTCTTTTTGGAATACGCTCTTTGCAGCCTCTACAACTTTTGGAATACGTGTAGAACCACCAACAAGGATAACCTCATCAATATCCTTAACATCTAGCTTAGAAAGATTCAAAGCCTCTTTACAAAGTTCAATGAGTCTGTTATAAAGATTCTCAGTCAACTGCTCAAACTTTGCACGTGTCAATGTAAGCATAAGGTGCTTTGGAATACCATTAACTGGCGCCAAGTATGGCAAGTTGATGTCAGTAGATGTGGCAGTAGAAAGCTCAATTTTAGCCTTCTCAGCAGCTTCCTTGAGTCGCTGCATAGCCATAGCATCACTAGAAACATTAACACCCTCTTGTTTTTCGAACTCTTCAACAAGATAGTTTACAATCGCTTGGTCAAAGTCCTCACCACCAAGGTGTGAATCACCATTGGTTGATATAACCTCGAACACACCGCCACCGAAGTTAAGGATTGATACATCAGACGTACCACCACCGATGTCATATACAACGATGTTCATATCCTTATTTGCCTTATCAACACCATAAGCTAGTGCTGCTGCTGTAGGCTCATTGATGATACGAAGAACGTTCAAGCCTGCAATCTCGCCAGCCTCAATAGTAGCCTTACGCTGACTATCATCGAAATAAGCAGGAACCGTGATGACAGCATCTTTTACCTCTGTTCCAAGATAGTCTTCTGCTGTCTTCTTCATCTTCTGTAGAATTGTTGCAGAAATCTCTTGTGGTGTATATTTGCGACCATCAATGTTCACACGAGGATAGCCACCCTCATTAACAACATCATAAGTCACACGGTCTGCTTCCTTCTGAGCCTTATCAAATGGAATACCCATGAAACGCTTAATTGCGTACACAGTATTCTTAGGATTGGTGATTGCTTGTCTACGTGCCGCATCACCCACTTTACGTTCACTATTCACAAAACCCACTACTGATGGGGTTGTACGATTACCCTCACTGTTCACAATGACAGTAGGCTGACCACCTTCAAAAACTGATACACAGCTTGTGCTTGTACCAAGGTCAATACCAATAACTTTTCCCATAAACTTTGTTTATATTTATTTAATTATTTTATTTTTTCCCATCTATTTTCAAGTTTACCACTTGAATCGATAAAGCATAATACTTGCCTAACCCCAAAAAGATTCGGCTCTCCATATTCTATTTTCATAGAGCCATCGTATCTCTTTGATATTATAGGATTCTTCTCTTCTACCTTACTATTACCCATATACCAAGTAAGGCTAGGTACTCCATTTTCCAATATTGTAAGGACAAATGTAGAACCTATTACATTGCCCTTAGACACGTATAATTCTTTTACGCCCATATATCTGCAAATATTGTGCCAAACTTTTACATTTCTATTTTTTCTTTGAATGCAAAGATACTAAAAAAAATTGGAATAACAAAATGTCACCCCAACTTTTTAACAATATTTAAACGTTACCCCATCTTGCTTAAGATGCATTCATTATTCTGTGATATATTCATCTATATTATTAACGATGTAATTTAATTTAACTAGAATTTCTGCCATAATTGCATCTTCTGTAAGCATTGTTACATTAGATGTCTCAAGCTGTCCAAGGTCTTGACCTCTCTCAATTCTACCCTTGGCAATCTTGATGCCAACTTCCTCATCAAACTTATCAAGTGGGTGACAAATTGACACACCCAATGTCAGTTTTCTATTAAGAGTCTTAACTCCGTATGTCAAAACGCCATCTACAAATGTATTTGACTTAGTTTCGACTTGTATTACATCTTGAACAATCTCTTCCTTCCGTGACTGCTCAAACTTACCCACTACTGTAACGTAATGCTCGTCACCATTAATACTTGTAGCTTTCGCCCAAGCATGATAAAACTTTGTCTTCATAACTATATAGTTTAATTTGAATTATTATTACATACTATAATTTAATCGTTAGGTTTTAACAAACGATAAAGTTCAGTAATTTCTTCTGCTGTGGCATTGGTAAAATCATATTCATTTTCATTAACTTTGAATTTCTCAAAATTTTGCCGCAACAATTCACTATCATCTAATCTCATATTAGAACATGTTCTTTTGAATCTTTACTTTCCTTACGTAATTTGAATCTTGAATTAAGTCTAGGAATATGTCATTATAACTAGATGGTATAGGACCACCGTTTACCCATATTTGTCCTCTAAAGGCAATAATTTCCGACCCTTCTGGTAATTTTCCATACTTACATTCAAACGGTTTAATTAATACATACTTTTCGTTCATAACTTAACTTTAGGGAATTATATACCTGTTGACACAAATGCCAACAAGGATTTACTATATTGACGTTTCATAGGGTGACTGATGTCATTGCCCTCACCGCCCTTACACCCACTTCCCTATGGGTTTTTAAATCGTTATTTTTACATTAAGCAGTTTAACTGCCTATCAAATTCTGTTTATGTAAAGCAAAGTCCTTGATGTTAATTGCAGCATTAACGTCTCTGTCGTGATGCTCACCACATACTGGACAAATCCATTCTCTGTCCTTTAAGGTTAAGTCATTTTTGATATAGCCACACTTGCTGCAAGTCTTACTGCTAGGCTCAAACCTACCAATAAACACAACGTTCTTGCTGTACCAATCTGATTTATACTCCAACTGCCTAACGAACTCGCTCCATGCAGCACTCTGAATGCTGTTTGCAAGCCTATGATTTTTCATCACACCCTCAACATTAAGGCTCTCAAGACATATCGTATCATACCTTTTAGTGCCAACAAGTATATTGTTCCTTAACTTTATCTAGACTGTCACTAATATGTTTCAATATTGGTGACATTATTTTATCCACTTCAGCCCAATCTACATGTGGTCTGTTGCAGCCATCCAACCATTTATGTGGGATTCCAACACCCCTATCGTCAATGGAAAAAACTGCAAAAGCCTTGCTCACAGAGTTACCGTCTCTATCTTGCATTGGGTTCTTTCTTAAACCATAAAGTTTTATCCCCTCTTTTTCAAGAGTTTCTAATGGTTCTTTTAAAATTTCGTCATGCCTCATTGAATTAAGAATCCAACCTACGTTATAATCCTTTACCCAACGTCTCATTATTTCAAAAGCCTCTTCATTGAGAACCATTTCTCCAGTTTCCCAACGAGAGCACTTGGTAAGTGTATAATCCCAATCTACCTCAATTGGAATAATCCATCTACCATCTTCTGTCCTTTCACTATAATATAGAACTTCGTCTATTATACCATTATATCTATCCATTATAATCTCCAAATAAAATTTTTGCAACTTTTTCCATAACACTCTAAAATAGCAACTCTATATTCATCGTCATCATCTTCAGAATAACTTTTTTGCAATATGCTACAATTTGGAAAATGCATGCAATTAAAACAATTTTTATCCATAAGAAATCAGTTAAATATTAATGATAATATCAGCAGCAGATTTCCATGCCTCTGCTGCATTTCTCTTTGATTCTCTTACTGACTTCTCCATATATTCCTCAAATTCTCTCGTGAACTCTTCACTAGGATTCCAAGGGGTTACTGTACCTCCTTGTTCCCTAGCCAAGTCTTCAAAACTTTTACATTTTTCCATCTATTCTTTATAATAATCATCGCAATTAATACCAATATCGCCAGATACCCTATATATTCTACAATTGGGGTATCTGTAGCATGTAGTACAAGAATCTCTCTTAACTTTTTTTCCAAGATAAACTTCTTGCATTCTTTGCACTTCAAGAGATTCTTGATGATAAAGTACGTTCATACCATCCTCATAATCCCTCTTATCAAAACCATCAATCATTCTTCTCATACAAATATATCTTTCTTATTTCTGGATGTATCAATTCTTCATCATAATCTTCACCATTGGCATAACAATTCATCTTATGCTTCTTCCAATATGCGTGATTAAGTCTCCTTAATACCCCTTGATTCAATATAGTTGTATAGTCATTTCTGTCTTCATATTCAACTTCTATGCCCTTATCTTGACAATAACGATATATCCATTCACCAAACGCTCTGCTTCTAGAAAATCCTGCTCGACAGCAAATTCTGAAATACGTTACACCATTATCAATCATATTTTCAATGAAATCTATAGCCTTTTCAGCTTGCTCCATTCTCATTGTCTTAAATATATGTCTATCATAATCCACATCTGTTGATATATCGTCAAATTCAAGATTAAGCACATTTTGATGATTTTCAAAAAAATGTTTAGTATTTCCTTCATCAAGATAATATATAAGACATTCTGGTGTTCCAATAATATCTATAAATGCCTTATTTTTCTCTTGCTCTACGTTTTCATTATTTAATCCATCTTTTTTGCATTGTTCTTCAAAAAGATAATGAGAAAAAACTTCAATTTTTATATTCATTTTCAATAAATTTTATAAATTCTTCCTTTGTATATACATTTCCATATTTATAGATTGGTATGTCAATCACTGAACTTTTATCATCAACAATATATACCACATTTAAACCATTTTCTGTACATTTGTTAAATTTTTTTATATCATTTTCAATATTTTTATCTAAACACAACTTTTTATCAATTTTTCCTCCAAAATTAGACGGTTCAAAATGTTGTAATCCTTGACATTCTATTACTAATTTTTTTGATGGTAAATAAAAATCTAACTTTTGCCTTCCAATCCACTTTAAATCTTTTCTAGTACACTCATGAATATACTCTATAGAATTTCTATTAAGCAATTCACTAACAAATTCTTCCAATTTAGACATCCTACACTTAGGACAACCACACTTATTGCTAGCACCAATGTGGTTATTTGGCGTTACCCAGAACTCACCATGTTTAGGGCAGATTACACAAACTTTTTTTTGGTTATGTTTATAATTTACTTTAGAATAATCATATTTATCACCATGTATAGCTTTAGCTTTTGTAATAAATTCTTCAGTATTACTAAATAAAGAAGATACTGTTCTATCTCTACCACACTCATAACACCCCTTGCCTTCTAAATGGCCATTAGGTGTTTGCCAAAATTCTCCATGTTCTGGGCATATTATACAAACTTTAGTTGTTTGATTAACATATTCAACTTTAGAATAATCATATTTATCGCCATGTACAGCTTTAGCCCTCTTGACAAACTCTTCTGTAGTCATTCTTTGCCTTTCAATGGCGCATTTTGGACACCCACTTTTTTTATGGGTTACATGTTTAGATGCTGCTTGCCAGAATTCACCATGTTTAGGGCATATTATACAAACCTTTGTATGAGCATCAACGTAATTTACTTTAGAATAATCATATTTATCACCATGTACAGCTTTTGCTTCTTCTATAAACTGTTCTGTAGTCTTAGTTAATGACTTCTTCATTTGCTCAAAGCCACATTTAGGACATTTGCCATGCTTCAAATGGTTATCTGGCGTTTGCCAAAATTCTCCGTGTTTGGGACAAATTATGCAAACTTTTACATTGTATCCTTTATATTCTACCTTAGAATAGTCATATTTATCTCCATATTTTTTTCTAGCCTTTTCTATAAATTTCTCTGTAGTACACTTTCCCATAAAACTCATTTAAATATAAATATCATACTGGTATGGAAAGTGCTATACCAGATGGCGAATTATTTTAATTCTCTATAAACTCTTCTCCCCAATTATCAAATTCCATTGGTAATTTCTTTACTGCTCTCCTAAATGTATCATACAACAATGAAGATGTCACTGCTGTAAATACTACTACCCCTATAACACTTAATAAGGCAAACTTTCTTATATATGTTTTCATAACATTAACTAATATTTTAACTTTATAACACTTCTCTTAATCTGCTTGTCACATCTTGTAATGCAAGCAACTCATAAGTTCCATCATCTTTTAGCCATACGATTCTTCTTGCAATAACCTTAAGTCCAATATCCTCTAATGGAATTTGATAACAGCTTAACTGCAATGTATAGAAAGATTTTGGTTCGTCATATAAATCTCCAAAAGGAGGCGCAAGGAACTTTCTAGCTTCACGACTGAACTGTTTTGTTAGTTCCTTATTAGTCTTAAAATCAAATATACACAACCCACTTTTGGAATCATCTTCTTCATCCTTATAGTAGAACAGAATATCAAACGTTCCGCAATAGTCTTGCTTTAGGTTTGTAAGTTCTTTGTTTTTTCCTGTGTATACTTTTGTTTCTGCTAGCACAAAATGAAGATTTGTGTGCAGTTCATTATAGAACTTCAATATAGCCTCTTCCTTTGGTCTTGTTGGTATTAGCCAATTTTTGTCTTTTATATATTTACACTTATTATCTTCTGTTATCAACTCTGGGTGTCCATTCTTCAGCCACCCTAGTGATTCCCCATAAGCGTGTACCAATGTACCAGTTGTTGTTGCTCTAAGATTCTTAAACCTCCATTCATCAAGCCAATGTTGAGGTGTTTCTCCATGCCTCTCAGCATAAGCAATTGCTTGCGCTTCCGTGTCAAAAGGATATTGGCAGAATTTATGCGTAACCTCCGATACTGATGGTAATTGTATTCCATTTAGGAAATATTTATGCCCTTCCTCAATAAATTCAAGGTCTTTGAATTCCTTTAGTATCTTGTTTCTTATTTCTGTAACTTCTTTTGGTTCTCCATTAACTACTATTTTTTTAGCCATTATACACTATTTTTTCGCAAAGATATATAAAAAATATTAAAAAAACAAATTTTATTTAAATAAAATAATGGGAACTATATACTTGTTAACCATAAAAATGGGTGAGCCTCGGTTGACTCACCCATATATTTTATTCATTAAGACATGTTTAAACGTGAATTAAGGTCGTTTAAAACTGCACTTATTGTTATATCACTTTCACAAACCAATTGATTATTTGCATATGCCTTAGACGTTGCAATGCAAGTTCCATTGACATTAACTGTAATTGAGCCTTTTGGAATTTCATTCACAATTTCATTATATGTTGGACACAAGCTACTTGCATAAGTTGATGAAATATTCCAACCTTGGTCTCTAAGCCATTTTATATTTGCTATTTTATATGCCATATCGTTTAAATAGTATTAATAAATGGCTGCATTATAATTCTGTTACAACACAGCCATTTTATTATTTATTGCTTATTTTCTTTTAACTCATTAATGATGTTCTCAATCTCTTTAATCTTCTGTTCAAGATATGCAATCTTAAGAAGACTTAAACCTGTATAATCAACAGCTTTCATACCATCATTTGAAGTTGATACAATGAATCCAAGATTTTCATTTTCGACATCTTGCGCAATCACACCAATAACAGTCTTCTTCTTTTCATCACTCTTGAAATTAAATGACTTAATATTAACGTTTGCCGCATTTGCCATTTTAGTATATGAAACATTTTCAATGTTCTCCTTCAGTCTTTCATCCGAGGTTGCGTAGAAAGCATTTGCTGTAACATCACCACTTATACTTAGTTTACCGTTCAAATAAGTGTCACCATTCTGTCTAATCTCAAATGCATTATGTCTTGCTGATGCTGATGTACCATTACCAACACTGAATAATGTATTTCCACTGTTGCCAAATGTTGCCGATGCCTCGGATGATACATTGTATTGACCACTAGCATGCTCTGACTCGTTTTTTGTTTCGGTATAATATCCTTCAGCGTGAGAACAACTACCACTTGCTTTTGTTCCACCACCTTCAGCATGAGAATAATCACCACTTGCTTCTGTGTAATAACCTTCAGCGTGAGATTGGCTACCAATTGCTGCTGTGGCAGCACCTTCAGCGTGAGATTCACCGCCATTTGCTGTTGTATCAAATCCTTCAGCATGTGAAGCATAACCACTTGCTATTGTAATATAACCTTCAGCGTGAGAATATGCACCACTTGCTCTTGTTTCTTCTCCTTCAGCATGTGAAGCATAACCACTTGCTGTCGTATTATATCCTTCAGCGTGAGAATAAGAACCTCTTGCTTTTGTTCTACTACCTTCAGCGTGAGAAGATGCACCACTTGCTGTTGTTCCACTACCTTCGGCATGAGAACATACGCCACTTGCTGTTGTTCCACTTCCTTCAGCATGAGAAGATTCTCCATTTGCTATCGTATCACTACCTTCAGCGTGAGATTGGCTACCAATTGCTGTTGTGGCAGTTCCTTCAGCGTGAGAATTATTACCATTTGCTGTTGTGTTTTGTCCTTCAGCATGGGAAGATTCTCCATTTGCTTTTGTATTTTCTCCTTCAGCGTGAGAATAATCACCACTTGCTTGTGTATCATCACCTTCAGCGTGAGAATAAGAACCACTTGCTATTGTTCCACCACCTTCAGCGTGAGAATAATTACCACTTGCTTGTGTAAAAATTCCTTCGATTATACTATTTGTTCCAGTACCAGCACTGATTGGAAGGTCAAGAGAAATTACATCGTTAGCAATATCAATTGCTCTACTAGCTGTAAGTTTATTTTGATAACTTGTTGTGTCAAGAGTCCAAGAATTAGCCGCTGTCTTTTTAAGCAAACCACTAGTTCCAGTAAGTGCCTCAATTGCCTTAAGGTCATCTGCATTTGTAACACCAGATAAAGCAACTGTGGAAGCAGTGTTTGCACTATATGCCTTTCTTACTGTTACATAATTGGTAGTACCAGTTAATTGGTCTCTTGTAAAATAGTTGTCAGCCTCGAATAAGTCACCAATGTTTAGATATATAGTGTCTTTTGTGCTGCCGCTACTACCATCTAAATTCCATACAATTTTAAGATATGATGTATCACCACTTGGAACAACTTCAACACTCTCAATCATTCCATCCTTTATAAATGCGTCGGCACTAATTGTCATTGAAGTCAAAATAGTATCACCATGCTTAAAGTATATCTTCTTGTCTGTTGAATTGTATTCTGCTTTATCTGGATAACCACTGACAGCCTCATCAATCATTGTCTGAACCTCACCACTTGTGACTGACTCACCACTGATTGTCTGAACCTCACCACTCAATGTCTGAACTTCGGTTATAAGATTATTTGTTTTTCCGCTAATCTCATTTATCTTTGAGTTTTGGTCATTCTCAATGTTGTTAATCTCAGTTTTTGTGTAAATGTTTGATGCGCTAATGCTTACAGCACTAATACTCGATGCACTTATAGTATTTGCTGTTACATTGTTAAGAGTTGTATTACCGCTAACATTTAATGTACCACCACTGATTGTATTAGCAGTTAAATTAGTAATGTTTGCGTTAGTACCACTAATAGTTGTTGCGCTAATAGTTGTTGCAGTTAAAGAAGAACCACTTATATTATTAGTCGCATATAAGTTAGTTACATTTGCTGTTGTAGCAGAAAGCTTCTGCAACTTGGTATCACCATTTACAGTTAAATTTTTATCTATTGTTGTATTACCACTTATATTAGTGCTACCTTTAATGGTTGTATTACCACTCATACTAGTGTTACCAGTTACTACCAAATTACCATTAACTGTCTCATTTCCATTAACGGTTGTATTACCAGTTATTTTAGTTGCACCACTGATGTTGGTGGCACCAGTTACATTAAGACCATTACCAATCTTAGTATTACCACTAACATTCAAGTTACCCTCCAATGTTGTGCCATTAGTAATTGTCAATGAACTGAATGAAGGATTAGCTCCACGCATAGCGTAACGAGACATGTCAACAGCAATACCAGCGCCTTCTCTAGAAGCATCAAGTGTTCCGTTAACTAGTTTACCATAAATGTCTTTACCGCCATTAATTTTTTCAGACTTAGGGGTATTAGAAGCTGCTACTTGATTAAACTTAATAACAAGGTTTGATTTGTTATTAAGAAGGTCATCATTGGTAATTCCATATGAACCATAATCTCCACTATCCTTTGTGGATTCTGGTCCATCTTCGCCTCTTACTTGACCCTCAAAAGGAATGACTTCTTTCTTCTCAGTCCAGAAAATCATCTGTTCATCAGATGAAAATCTTACAACTTTATCATTTGCATTTTTAATTGAAAGAAATGAGCGGTCAGTACTGCCACTGACACCGTTGTTAACCGCAATTTCACCAACCTTAAGGGCTTCTGGTCTTGGCTGCTTATCCGTTATTTTACTGTGGATATGCACCAATTTTTTTCTGTCTTTTGCCATAATTTAAATTAACTAAATAGTTTATTAAGAAAAGCAAGTAATGACTTGCTTAATTTATTATTTTTATAATAAATATTTAACTTTTGGAAAAAGGCAGTATATTTTGTAAGGTTTATATTAATTAATTATGGGATACGTTTATTTGATAGGCGAAATAGATAATAAAGGTAGATATAAGATAGGTTCTACCAAGGCAAAAGATGTTAATAAGAGGTTGAAACAACTACAAACTGGGAACTCTTCAGAACTATTTATTAAGGAAAGTTATGAGACAGAGCATCCGTTCAAACTTGAAAAAATGCTCCACAATCACTTCAAATCATCAAACCTTATAGGGGAATGGTTTGAACTATCCGAAAGTGATACAGAGGCTTTTAAAGGGGTCTGTGAAGAAAAAGAAAAGATTATCTCATCACTCAAAGATAATCCATTCTATTTTAATGCTAGAATTGTACCTATGAAGATTGGTTTTGATAAACCAGATAGATATGGAAGGGTATACGACCAAGAAACAATGAAAACACTTATTGAGGATTTTAATTTCAGATTAAAAGAATTTGGTGGTGTCTTAGGGGAACTTAACCATCCATTACAATAAAAGGGAACTACCGAAATAGTTCCCTTAAAAATTGTACCAAATACGTTTTAAATTGTATTATGTGATGTCAAAATATCCGCAAGAATTTCCGTTTATAAAAGAATCAAACATT